TCATTCGTTGTCTTCAGGTTTAAGTTTAGGGAGTTTTGAAGAAGACTTCTCAATTTTCTTTTCATTGGAAGCAACGCGTCGTTCTACCTTCTTGATGTCCTCAGCTGCTGGCAGTTCTTCCGGGCGTATGCCTCGCTGACCGAGCATTTGTCGGATGCTGCGGTTGTTGTCCATATGTTCGGTAGTTATACTATGCTCACCATAAAGGTCTTTTTGTTCGACATTGTAATTTGTCATTTCTGTGGCAAGGTTTTTTGCTGCAATTGTAAGAGTTGGAAGAAAATCTGCTAATGGGCGTGTCGATTTAATGCCAAGCCGGTTCTTCATATCTTCTGTTGTATGCCCACCGAATAACACACCATCACCTTTAGAACGAATGCGTCCAAAACCTTTATCATCCACTCCGCGCTCATAAATATTACGTGATAATTGTTTTTCGGAAGAACGCAAACGATCTCTCGTTTCAAGTCGCGACAATTGTTCTATATGCTCCGCAATAAGTTCTGCGCGTCGAGTTTGTACGGCAAAATAACCTTGTGCAAAAGCTATTTCTTCTTTCTTGGGGTCGCCATTCTGTGCGACAAGATAGCACGCATAACGAGTCAGCATGAAATCTTGTATTTCACGCTTAGCTCCGCTACCCAAAGTAACCATTTTCGTGACCTCACGAAAATGGTCGTCGATGTTGATATTCTGTGTTTTACATGATTCAACAGCGCGAGTCAATGCTACTTGAAAATTCTCCCATCTTGCATATCCCAATATAATCTGCAATTCTCTCGCAAACCATACTTCTACTTTATCCGCTCCATTATCGTCTTCGATATAATGGCAAATGTCATCAAACGATTGCTTATGTTTATTGATTCTCTGCAAGTCCATAGTGCTTTTATTAGCGTTCCATATTAGATTGCAAAAGTACAAATTTTAAAGTAGAAATCAGCACGGTTATTATCCCAAATACTTCTTATGAGCTAACTTTACATTGTTTTGGTTCACAATGGCATAATGCAGTGTAGTATCAATGCGTACATGACCAAGTAAACGTTGTACCTGTTCAATGGGCATACCTTTGTCGATAGCCATTGTTGCAAGGGTACGACGGAACTTGTGAGGATGAACTTTTGGCATAGAAAGGGCTTGCCCCATTTTTCTGATTCTAACTTCCACACCGCTGATAGTCAGTCGTGAGTGTGGTGAATTGAGGGAAACGAATAAGGCTGGATTGCTGTCTGTTCGCTCATTAAGATATTGTTGCAAATGTAGTTTGGTACGGGCGTTGAAGTAAACAACACGTTCTTTGTTACCTTTTCCGAACACCACGCACTGCCGTTCGTGGAAATCTATATCTTCACGGCTCAGTTTGACCAACTCACCCACACGGATGCCCGTGGATGAAAGAAAGTCTATAATAGCAAGGTCTCGTTTGGTCGTGCAACTATCTCGAAGTTGCTCCAACTGTTCGTCAGAAAGCACCTCTTTTACAAGTGAATCTGTCTTAACTTTGTGAATGCGTCTTACCGGGCTTTTAGCGATATAATCTTCATCTTCCAACCATGCAAAGAAGCTGGAAAAGATGCGTCGCATATTGTCAATGGTCACTTTGCTCGATTGGTGTTCTTCTTGATAATCGGATAGATAAGTACGAATATCTGTTGTCGTAATGTGACAAATTGCCAATGAAAGCGTGACTAACAACCGTTCAATGGTATTACGGTAGTAAGTTAATGTCTTATCTGAACATCCCTCTATCTTTTTGGCTGATATAAAAGAGTTAAGAAGATGTTCATTCTCCTGCGTTTGCTGAGTGGCACAATCGCTCTTTTCAATGATTTCTACATTATGCAGTTCTGATGTAAGCACAGCTTTAAGCCGTGCCATTTGTCGGCAATCTAAGTCACGCTGCATTTTCGCAACTATCGCCTGAATGATGTTCTCTTTCATAATTCTGATAATTTTGTTCTTATATATAATATAAGAGACTGCTAAATCAGAATTTAGAAGCGTTGGCAAAGCAACTCTATGATTACTGGTTTGTGCAGTTTGACTTTCCAGATGAAAACGGAAGACCATATAAATCAAGTGGTGGTAAGATGGTTTGGAATGATAAGTTGAAAAGGGAAATTCCGGAAGGATGGGATGATGGAATACTTATCGACATCGCAAATATAACAATGGGACAATCTCCTGATGGCTCTAGCTATAATGAAGTTGGAGAAGGTATGCTCTTTTATCAAGGAAGCACGGATTTTGGTATGAGATTTCCTTCGGTTAGACAATACACAACAGCACCTTCTCGATTTGCAAAGAAAGGTGATATACTAATGAGTGTTCGTGCTCCAGTTGGATCTATAAATATTGCAAATAATGACTGTTGTATAGGTCGTGGTTTATCTGCAATTAATTCAAAATTAGGCTCTATATCACACTTGTATTATATATTAAATGATTTGAGGATTGCTTTTGACCAGAGAAATGCGGCTGGTACAACATTTGGGTCTATTACTAAAGAAGACCTATATAGTCTGCCTATTATTATTCCTTCAGATGAAGTTATTAGAGCCTTTGATAAGATATGTTCCCCTATGTTTGATAGACAAATGATTTTAGGAGAAGAAATAGATATTCTTACTAAGCAACGCGATGAACTTCTCCCTCATTTGATGAACGGTCAAGTATCGGTAAATTCTGATTTATCGGTATATAAGAAAAGGAGAGGAAAAGTCCCCCTCCTCGATTCTAAACGATGTGTCAGACATTTAAGTCCTTCATCGGCAATCCATAATTGTTTTGGTCAAAGAATCCTCGATAGATGAGCTTTAAACCGAGTGTCTGATAATACTTGTAGTTATCACCTTCGGTACAGAGGTATTTGTAACCGTAGCGTGGCATGTACTCCTTGAAGAAGCGAGCCAAATCTTTCAGGCTTTCTTCTTGGTTCTTCTTGAAGTTACTGCGCACAATGATGATAGACCAGTCGGGGAAATTGCCTCTTCCACAACTATACTCCCAAAAGCGGATGTAGCAGTCCAGATCACGTTCACTGATGTTCACACAAAAGCCATTGGCATTTTGCATCACGCTACAACTGTTTCTGTAGCCGAACTTCTCACACAAGTAGAGATTGAAATCAAGAATCAAATCTTCCATAAATAATTGAATTTAAAGTGTTAATAAAAAGTGGATTATAAATGAAAGCCTCGCTTGCGCTTAGCCTTTTTCTTTTTCATCAGCCGATTGAACTCGGCTTCTTCTGCGGCAGTGGCATCGTAGGATGAGTTGCCGTTTAGCAAGCCGAGACTGATGCTTGAGCCATCATCGGAATGGGAAACGCTTTGTTGTACATTTTCTTCCTTATGTCTGGATTCCTGTTTGGGTGATTCAAACAAGGATGCACAAGCATTCTCTTCTAGTCGGTTGTCGATATTCAAGTAGCTGAACTCTCGGCTAATCTTAGAGCCGGAGAAAGAAAAACCGTTGTACTCAAATTTTACACCCTGTATTTCCCGTGTAGTTCGGCTGACCTTGAATTTCATATCAATGTCTCGGTCGGCAAGTGCATCCTTTAAGTCAGCCCAATTTTGTACTTGGGACAGTTCCTCTTTCAACGCTTTGTATATCTCATGCTTTGCTCGGTCATAAGGGCGCAATCGTTCCTCCTTGATATGGTCTTTACCATTGGCAAAATGCAAGCGATATTTGGCGGTCAACATTTTGCAAACTTTCTCATTCCTGCGAAAGTCATTTTTGTCGCTAATCGTTTTGCCGTCATTGTCCACTCGATTAAAGACGATGTGGCAATGCGGATGTTCACGGTCGATGTGCCGGGCAATAATGTACTGCGTGTTTTCGATTCCCATCAGTTTCATGTAGTCGTGGGCAATTTGCAACATCAGTTCATCATCATGTTTCAAGCGTTCGCTATCTTCTGGTGAGAAGTTGAGCGAAGTATGTCCGACAATATTCTTTACCTTATCATTGAGTAGCGATTGTAACTCAAATTGCTCCGCAATCTGTTCGGGTGTACCTTCTACTCCAACTGCTTCCAGCAATTTGGATTTCTCCTCTTTGAGAACATAGCTAACACAGCCACCGAACGATGTCCCTTTAGTCTGTTTACCTATCATCTTTCAACCGTTTTATAAGTAGGTTAATGTGCTGAGCCATTTCCTTGCATCTGTCAGCTACGGCGAAGAAACCGTAGGTGTTTGCCTGTCTTGCCAACTGGTTAAGATTAGTACTTTCGCCAATCAGTTGACGGATGATGTGAATATGCTCTTGCGTGATTCGTTCACGTACCGAACCGTTTTCGATGAGCGAACGGATCACTTCGCTTTGAGTCTGCTTGCTCCGTCTGCAAAGCGCACCAAGCCATGCGTATTGCTGATATGACAGACGGAGTGTTACTGTATATTTCTTTTCCATTTGAATCTGTTTTTAGTGAATAATGTGTGACCATCGGGAGCCGCCTCCTCAGACTTTTTGAGGAGCAAGTGGTCGGGGAATGTAATACACCGACATTAACTTGCTACAGTAAAAAAGTCTCGATTCTTCTCCCTGAGTTCAAAGTCTGAATCCTCGCTTCTTGGGTGGTAAAACCTTCGGTCGTGGAGTGCCTTGTTGTACGCTGATGAGCTTTAAATCGAATGTATCTATCAGTGTTTTCAAGATAGGATTCTTCCTTATCATTTGTTGAAGAATGGCTTCGTCAGGCTTCACTTTGAGTAGATAATCAGCTATGTCGTACCCCTCTTTGCGTTCGTCTTCGGTAGCGTTGGCTTCCAAATAATCGAACATTTGTACTTCAATTCCGCAGCTTTTCATCAGGCTAATTTTGCTCTGCCAATAGTCGGTTGCACCTAAATCAGGGAATAATACAACGCTTCTTCCTGCCAGAACGGATAGGCTGTTGACATTGAAGCAACCGTTCTTTCCACCTGATGCTATCCATAGGAATTGCGGCAGATAGTAAGATGCAATAATTGCCGTTTTCTCGCTTTCGACCAGCGCAACTGGACAGCTTTTGTCTTCGGAAAGCAGGTGCTCACCGAAGAAGCACTGCTTCAAATTGTAATCACCTTTGTGTAATACGGAGTGCACCCACGTAACATGGTTGTATGGTTCTTTTATTCGCTTACCCGTTTCGGAATTGTAAAGCATTATCTTACCAGTTCTGACTTTACTCTGATTGTCCGTTTGCCAGAATACAGTTGCACCATCCCAATACTTGGATGTACCAACCTTGTATCTCTTCATAAGATTCAATGTTTCCGTCTCTCCGAATTGAGCCGATAGAAACTGAAATAACTTGTTCGCAGAATAGCCTCGTAATGATTGGTTGACTATATCCAAATCCATGTAGGAGATGGCTATCGGTTTTACTTCTTTAATAGGTGTATAACTTCCGAAGCTAGAACAATATGAAGACATCAGAACGACCGACTTCACTGTCTGGAAAGACCGTATCGACGTGCTTACCGGTGGATTCCCGTGCCAGCCGTTCAGCCTCGCAGGAAAGCGGCGAGGTACAGAAGACGACCGCTACCTGTGGCCCGCGATGCTCGACGTTATTCGGACTGTTCGACCGCGCTGGGTCGTTGGCGAGAACGTTTACGGAATCGTTAATTGGTCGGAAGGGATGGTCTTCGAACAGGTGTGCGCTGACCTGGAGGCGGCAGGATACGAGGTGCAGCCGTACATTATACCGGCTTGCGGTGTCGGCGCTCCCCACCGTCGGGACAGATGCTGGTTTGTTGCCCACCGTGCAGACGCAGGGTCTGAAACGATGCGTGAACGGTCGAACGGAGTTCATGCCGACAGTATTGCTTCCGACACCCCATGCCTCGGACGCATCACGCGGAGGTCAAAAAGTAACCGGACTATACAAAACGAGAAAATCGGGTCTAACATATATGTCCCTGTTGAACGATCTGGCAGTAAGCGGACTTTTACCGACCCCGACAGCGAACGATGCGAAGAATGTAACGCTTCCTGCCAGTCAGGGCATATGCAACGGACTACCCAAAACAGCGATGCAAAGCGACGAATACCGGACTGGAACGGGTTCCCGACTCAACCCCCTGTATGTGGCGGAGATGATGGGTTTCCCGGTGAATTGGCTGGTATCGCCTTTCCTCGGTGGCGCCGGGAAGCCGTCAAAGCCTGCGGAAACGCCATAGTCCCGCAGGTGGCATTGCGGATTTTTGAAACGATAAACGAATACGAAAGGAAATGAAAAAACACTTACTTACAAGTTTTCTTATTGGAACACTGACAATTGTTTTATGTAGTATTATATCCGGGGAACCCTATCGCTCGATTGCATGGGGCGTAATATTGGTTATTCTTACTATCTCCGTCATTGCAATTGGGATAGCGACAACCGCAATCTACGATTTGTTGAAGCAGGGGATGAATATCAACATGCTGACTATCAATGGCGGAATCCGCTTTTTCGACAAAAGCAAGGCCGACAATCCCGAATTTCTGAAAGGAGGCGAGCAATGAATAGGACTATGAAACAATGGCTTTTGCCCCTTATCTGCCGCTGGTTCGGGCATAAGGATTCGAGGAGGTATATTGCGTCAAATCGCCCCGAAATTGGTTCTGCCGCCAAAACAAACCCAACCGATACGACGTGGTGCATGATATTGTTTGCTCCCGATGCTGGCGGGTACATCGAACTATCCTCAAATCCCGAATTAGCCGCGCACAACTCCCGCATGACGGTTGGTTTATAATCGACGAATAGCCATGAAAAGCAAAAAAGCAAAGGAATTTATCGACGGATGCTTGAATCATCTTGTAATAGAGATGAGCTACCACGCCAAATGGCAGCTACGAGCAGCAATGAGCCATACAGCCGAACTCGCCAAGCAGGAGGCCGAGGAAAGGATGCGGGATAAAGCGATCGAAGCATTTTGCAAGGGTTGCCCAATTTACTCAATACAAACAAGTAATGGGGGAAATTGCCCCGATTGCAGTGCATTAAACGCATTCAAACAAAGACTGAACGAGGAATGAAATTCACAACCCATTGCTTTGTCCGCGTCGAGGATGCGGAGAAGCGAAAAGATGTGATCGAGTGGTGTATGCATATTGGCTATGAATATATTTATCCCCCAAAAGAAGAGAGATTAGGCGATAAGGTAATATGTGACACTTATTGTGTCGGCGTGGCTCATGACGCACAAACATTCACCGCCTTGAATTGCATAGACTGCGGCACCAACATCGAGCTGTTCAGGGCGCTGGCGGCGATGAACAACGAGAACGATCAGGAGCAATGGTACTCATATACGGAATATCCGACTAATGAGAGTAAAAATGGGGTTAGACGGCTTATTTTTAACGAACATACGCGATTCGATTCTTTTGTAGATGTACCATCAGGTTATTACCGCAAGGCTACAGTCGAGGAGATCGTCGAATATTTCAAAAACAATGAGAAATGAAAACAATTGAGGAAAGAATACAAGAATATGTGGCCAATGCCTGGGTCGAACTTGATCAATTCAATGAAGACCATGTAACTTTTGAAAATATCGTTACATCCGCCTGTGTTGTTGGCGCTAATTTCGAATATGAGGAATTGACCCGCTGGCGTGATCCGAAAGAGGAGCTGCCGCAAAATGGACAACTCGTGTTGTGTAAAACCTCTGATAAGAAACTTCCATTTGTCACTGTTAAATATGACCGTTCTGAATGGTGGATATATGTGTATCCCGGATGGGCTGGTATTGGTCATAAGATTATCGGCTGGCGGCCGATTCACGAAAATGAGTAAGATGCTCTGTGCATTTTGACTAACCAAGTAACTAACCAAGAATATCTATGAACACGAAACTCAAATCAGACTACGAAAAAGCCTGCAACGCCTATTTGCAGGCTTTTTGCGAGAAACACGGCTATGATTATGAGGATGCTACGCGGAGCTGGGTCGGCGGCGATGTCGGCGGGATCACCGAATGCGCGGACTATATAGTTGGGATGGATGACATCATCACCGACATAGACCGGGACGCTCCGGAAGATGAGTTTGTAAAGTATTACGATTACTGTCTGCGGGTGGGGAGTATCGCCTGCGGCAAAATTAGTACGCCCAATTACAGCAGCTGGCTCTCGGGGTGTCCACGCATGAGTGAAGAACAGATCACCCGGCTGGAGGAGTTGCAGAGGGACATACGCAAGGCGGAAAGAGAGCTGGAAGAACAAATAAGGAAAGAGAAGTTTTAACCGGGAGAGGCAAAATCGCTCCCTTTTTTATTCATATGGCAGTAGATACATCTAAAAACGGTACAGTAGATCGTGCTAAACTTCTGGCAATAGAAAATAAATGTACGAGAATAATTCGAATTGCGGGGGTAACGTTTTATGTTGCTCCGGATAAGGATACACCAGAACACCGGAGGCACTTAATCCGCGTTTTGGAGAGTTGCGGTCGGCGATATACTCAAAAAGCAGGTAGCTATGAATCGGAGATTTGAGGTGAGAATCGACATTCCGAATAGTTGTGAATTGATTGGATGCAGATCGGACGGAAACATGGCAATTATTGTTTTCGAAGATTGCAGCGGCCCAGAGATCCGGCCAATCGGTTTTTGTCGGGAACATTCCGGAGAAGTACCGGACGCCTTCGAAGATGAATAAAAAAGAGGCAATTCCGAAGAATCACCCCTCACACCGATACAAATATAATGATTTATTCGGAATTTGCAAATGGGACGATATAGGAAAAACGAACGCAGAGGCGGGGCACGTGACGATTCCGAAATATACATCAGTTATTCACGGAATCGATTGCTCGAAATGATTATCTGCCGGGAAGCAAGGATGGGCGTGAGTTATCGCCATGATTTCGTCTGTCGATTCAAGGCACACAAATCCTTGCCGTTTTTATGGCGGAAATTCAAAAGGAATATTAGAGAACACATTGACGGATGGCAGCAGGAGCTGCCTTTATTTTGATGAATTTGCGGAAAGGGAGAGGATAATAACCGTGCAATTCGGAATATATGATGTAGAATTACATCCGTTCATCCTATTGCATAATTGCAATTAGACGATAAAAGTGTTCTTTTGATTCATTCTGTTAATGTCGTTTCAAGCATTGAACTCTATTGGGCGGGAGCCGGACGTGAAGCTACTTTATAACGTATCTTTCGGGGCACACGAAGGAAGTGCGCCTTTCGCACGTTGTCGGGACATTGACGAAGATATAAAAGCCGATCTTATCCAGCTATTATATCGATTCTATCAATTCGCAGATTACGGCTACATAAATAGGGTAGCAGCATTCGCTGATCTCCAACAATGACATCAGATATTTAGTTTGTTCGTCCATAACCGTCGCATTTACCTTTGCAACAAATAAATTGGTGAATATCTTTCCAAAGCATTGTATTTATCTGTCCTGTCAGATAGGCTACTTCTTCGCCTTGCATCGGCATTGCGGATGCTACGGCGATGTCGTCGCACAGGTGCCGCAGTTCATGCTCGAAAGAGTTCAGGAATTGTGCCTGGGATGACGCCAATCCTACGACTACGACAGACCTTCGCCGGGTCTTGTTGGAATAGGTGAATCCCGAATCCATATCGGCCTTTTCCAAATTTTCCCGTACTCGCTCCATAATTGGCCTGGGACACTCTATCTGTTCCAAAGAAAAAAGGATAGAGCGCGTGTGATAGCCATGTACGGCGAAGTAAAACCGCACATGCCAATCATAGTTCTCTATCCTCAGATCCCGCAGCTTCATGTCGTTGAATACACTTTTTGAATCCTCACATACGGTCTTTCGAGCCGCGTTCTGGATTTGATTCTGTTACAGGACATCTTCCCACGGAACATTTGTTCCCGACCCTATCAGATCGGCGAAATATCGTGTGAAGGGCAGCCCGGGATAGGCGTCTTCATCGTCGATGAAATCCTTGACGAACAGGGCCAGGTGTTGTTCATCGGCAATGGATGATCCCCAGTAATCGGCCCGGGCCATATTCGCGACATATACACAGTCGTAGCCGTTGTCGTGCTTGAGCTCGATACCGTTCGTCTTGAGCAATTTGTCGATCTGCTCTTTGGTGATGGGTTCTATTTTCTTCCCGTCGCGGTCCTTCATGCGGCTGACGGCAAATTCACACATTTTCTTCGAAAAGGACCATCCGTTTTTTTCGAGGTATGCGCGAATATCTGCCGGCATGGAGTCCCTTGCGTCCAATCTTTCTCTGTCCATAGGTTTCGCTGTTAAAGAGAGGGGATTTCTCCCCTCTCCGGATTCGTTTTACCGGCGGAATCTGGAGTAGGGTCCGGTTCCCCGGACACCTCTTCGTTCGCCATATCCGTCGCTGCCGTATTCTCCGCCACGCTCACCGTAGCCGTCGGGCATGTAGCCTCCCGTGTGACGCTCCCCGTAGCCGTCGCGCATTTCGCGTTTGGCATCCTCGTAGCCACACTCGTAGGCTTCGCGCATCTTGCGTTCGATTTCTTCACGCTCGCCGTACCCGTCACCGCGGTACCGGCCTTCGATTTCCCACATTCTCATGATTTGCTTGTTTTAGCAGACATTTGCGATTTAAGAAAGGCGTCCAGCGATGACTTCATGGAGGCGAACTCCGTTTGCATCTGACGAAGTTGTCCCACCTCTGCCCGCAGCTCCTGGAGCTCCTTGTCGCGTTGCGCCTGACCCGCGTACGCGGGATTCACTTCGCGCATGATCTGATCGAAAACTTCCAGATTGGCCTTGTGTTTTTCGTAGGAATCCACAACGGACTGGCTCTGCTGCTTTGCCGCATTGATGGCGTCTATGAGCCGTTCGCGGGATGTCGTGACCGTGAGTCCGTCCTTTGTCACCATATCGGCATTTACCGGGACGACCCATTTCTGGTCCCCTACCGGGAAGCTGACGGAAGGCTGCGCCGGGGGAAAGTTCCCGGGAGCGGGGAAATAGGGCTGTGGCGCCTCTTCAAGCGTCGCCATGTAGTATTTGGGAGTTCCGCGCATATCGAGTACATATACCGGAGCGCCTTTGGTTAAATTCGCAAACATCTTCGGTTAATTGTTTTTTGAAAGCTCCGGAGGGGCGGTTTCCCCTCCTGAAGCCTTCGGTTTATTATTGGTTAAACGGCCCCTGTCATCAGTTGCAGGGTGTCGGTCTGTTTGTCGTAGAAGAGCTGGAATACACCCGTCCCCGGAATATCGGACACGGTGACATTGGCTCCGTTGTACGTGGTCACATTCTTGGTCACGCCGTTGGTTTCGAACAACACGGGAAGCGTGCCTGTCGTGCCTGCGGGTATTGCCTGCGACAGCTCGACCAGGACTATCCCCCTGTACCAGGAATTGGCAAAGGCGTGGTTTTGGAATGAGAACACGACATCGGCGGCATTGACCGTCACACCCGTAGTTTTGATGACCGGGATACCTCTGCGATTGACATACTGAAATGGGAATACTGCCATAGCATACCTCCTTTCCGTATTAACCCCAGAATCCGCCGTTGCCGCCGAGTCCGAACGCGGCACCGAAGCCCAGCCCGTATTGGGCGGCTACGCAGGCGGGCATAGCGTACACCTGCGGATTGGGAACCACGGTCGTAGGCGGCAGGCCGCACTCGATCTTTGCCAGCCGGTTGCTCAGATCGCCGATCGCAGCGTTGATGGGCGCTACGGCCTGGGCCTGCGACTGCATGATCGTCGCCGTCTGATGTTCTTGGGAGAGCTGCCCGGCCAATGCCGCGCTCTTGGCACGCTCGGCGTCGAGTTTGTTCTGCATCTCACGCATCTCGAGGGCACAGAAACGGTCGTTGATGACCTGCGTCTGGGCATCGATCTTCGAGCCGAGGGCATTGAACTGCGTGTTGGCGTTGCTCGTCAGGGTGTTGGTCTGATTGAGCGTTGCGAGCTGGCTTTCGTAGCCCTGGCGCTCGATGGCGGTGCGGACATCGCAGCAGCAGGAGGCCATCTGCGAAAGCACCTGTGCGTTGCCGGACTGCACGGCATTGATGATCTGCTGCGCCGAGAGGCCCGACTGTGCCTGGATGTTGCACAGAGCGGTCTGAATCTGCTGTACGGAACAGTTGAGCGAAGATGCGAGCTGGTTGATGGCGGTGCCGTTTCCCTGAATGGCATTCATCAGCAGCTGACGCCCTGCGTCGCCGTTCAGCTCGGCGGGAAGATTCGAGAGTCCGTTTCCGCGACCGCCGAAGCCACCCCATCCGTTGCCGCCCCAGAGAGCCCAGAGCAGGATCATCCACATCCACTCCCAGCCGTAGCCATTGCCGTAGCCGTTATTGCGGTTGTTTCCGTTCATCAACGCGGCCACGAGGTTGCCGTCCATTGCGCCACCGTTGTCGAACACTAAAGTTTTTTCGTTCATTGTTTTAGACTTTTACATTGTTGCGTCCGTTCGGCGGACGCTGCCGTTGAGCTCACAATGCAAAAATCGACATGAACGATGGGAGAATCAATCGTATCAGTCGCAGGTGGGACGGAGTTTGGACGCAATACGGACGAGGAGCATTTCGAACATTTTACCGCTTTGTTTGCGACGAAGATCGAATTGGGAAATCATCTTCTCTATGGGCCGTCGTGAGAAGTTCATCAGCGAGGATATGACCGGGGCGTGAAATCCCTGCCTCCAGAGGAAATAGACCAGTAAATACCTGGCATCCACGATCTCGGCGTTTTTGGCTTTGGATAGTATTCGCTCTTCCGAAATCTCCGTTTCTTGCGATACCGTGCCGAGAATTTGTCGGTAAAGTTCAGATTTGCACATATAGGATATTTCTCTTACCTTTGTTCACTCTCTTACCAAATAAAAATAAGTGCCAACACACTTGCAAAGGCTTTACAGCCCCTGTCGTGGTGTGTTGGCACCTTTATTATTAGCGGAAGGTAAGAGAGACGCTAATAAAGGCAGGGGCTTTTTTTACGCCCACCCCTGACGGGCGAAAGCTGTTAGAACAGATACTTTTTCAATGTCGGCCAAAGCAGGTAGAAGTAGATTGCCCCGACGGGAATCAACCCGGTTGCGAACAAGTTGCTGCTTTCGACCTGGCAATAGTAGAGTGTTCCTATCCCACCCACAATACAAACGAATGAGAAGAAGGCAAGGAAAAGCAGTCCGATTTTTTTAATTGTTTCCATAATTATAATTCGTTAAAAAGTTATTTCCGCCATAAATCCATACTTATGCTTCCTTGAACATAGGGGCCGTTATCGCGTGGGTCCCAGCCGAGGGATGCCGTGATATTGAACCTTCCGATGTTTCTGTGAAGTTGCCCTCCGATCCATACGCCACCCGTGCGATTAACGTAATAGACGCCTGCGGCAGGCCCGAGTTGCCATCGGTAGGGCGTTCGGATTATTTTCTGCTGCGTGATAGTACGTCCGTATGTTTCGATGTGTTCAAGGGTAGGGTGGCAGTCGCCCAGGGCTATTCCGCTCACTATGGCGAAGTAGCTGCTGTCGCGATATTCCCGGCGTTCGAATGGCAGCTGTACCGGCACACTGTCCCGGTTGGGATTTATTGTTACGGTGGTAAAGGTGGTATCCGCTGGGGCGAACAACCATTTCGGCACCTCTACCGAAATAGCCGAGGACAGTATTTTATGCGGTTGCGGTCTTTCGAAGTAGGCCGTATCGATTCGAGTATGCTCGATGATACGGACATCGACGGATCGCCTGCCGAGCCACCATCCGACAAGGAACAAGCCGGTCAGAAGGAGAATCAGGATTATTTTCCGCAGTACCATAATGAGTACGAGCTATCAACCGTTGATGAACAGGTCCCAGCCGGCCATCACGTCCGTCATGCAGGCATCAACGCCATTTTCTACGCGCGACATAGCTGCGACTATCGGGATCATCACATCGCGGTTGGTTGCCGTGATCCGTCCGTTTTCCGGGACGCCGGACAATTCGGATACCGTACGGATATATGCTTCCGTGTCATTCTCGCTCGGGGGTGCCCAGCGTGAAATCGTCTTCCGAATGGTGTCGAGCCCGTATTTACGGCTGTAAGTGTTCAGGCATTTGAACATCGCGCGGTATCCCCACGCCATAGATTCGAACTGCTTGAACGCAGCGTCGCGGGAAGGTTCCACCTCTCCCTTCCAATGGGTTCCGTCCTTGCGGATATTCCCGGGATTGTTGTTACGAAGTCCTCTGGTCATTTTTTTGTGCTGTTTAATATGTTTTCTACATCTTCAGGATTTACATTGAGCTTGCGGGCTATTTCTCCGGTCAATGCTTTTCGAAACAGACGTAAGAATGGAAAGTTCGGACTGATGATTAAAGCGTTGCCACAGCTCGACCATGCTTCTGCCAGGCAAATGGCAGAACCCAGGATCACGGTCGTAATCTTCGTTTCGATACCTCCTGTCGTAACGAATTTATCGATGAAAACGAATACTACGATCAGATTGAAGTAAACTGCCAGCTTGAATATCGTAGCCCGCAGGAGTTCTGACAGGATAAATTCTCCGCGCTTTCGAGCGACGCATATTCCAAACAAAGCGTCGAAGGCTACGGCAATAAGCACCCCATAAAGTACGAGCTGATACCCAGCGAAGAAATTCACGATAACGATCAATAGTCCTATAAGCCATCCTTGCACGGTCATAAGTGCTTCGGACAGCTTTGTAGCAATACCTTCCAACACCTTTTTCGTTTTATTAAATATTTTGTCCAT